CAAGGCAGAGTTGCAAGTGAAATCAAAGCCATGTCAGCACGTATAGACTGGGCAGATGAGATTCCTGTAAAAAATGTAGATTCAATCAACAGTTTGGCAGATATGATCGACGGTATTGGTTACAATGGCTGGATTGCAATTATAACACCTATACTAAACACTAGGTTTCCTCCACCAAGAGATAATGCAAGAGTTGGTAGAGAGCGTGATGCTCTTATACAACAAATTAATACAACCACAGGCGGCTTGCGTCAATGGTATACAAATTTTAGAAGAAAAGTTTTAAGTGGTGTTCCAGAAAGTTTTAGTGTAGAAATAAATGGCAGCAAAGTGAAACTTTTGCCTGATGCTTATATGATAGTAAGGTCATTTCCGCATAAATTGATGTTTCTTCATTTTGCAAACATTGCAAGTGCATTACTCAAGCAAGGTGCTGCCACTGACGCAGAAAGAGAGACTGCTGCTGCACAAGAAGACGCAGATCGATATGCAAATCAGCCAACCAGCACCGACATAGAATACGAGGGTCTTGCAAGAGCACTAAAAGCAGCGTTCGAAAACGATTTATTAGCAGCAGTTTTACCTGGAGGCAGAGGTTACGAAAGTGACGACGAAGTAATTGAAGATGTGTTCAGCAGAATAAAATCAGCAGCAGATTATGATAAAATTGCCCAAGCATATGCAACACCCCAAATTGCAGGCGATAATGCAAACCTAGGCAAAGATCTGTCAGAACAAATGCGTCTTGAAGACTATGAAAGAATTGTAAAAATACGTTTGTCTTATGTAAGACGTATAGCACCTAAAATATTACATGCTAGAATTAATTTTGCAGGTGTAGAAAATATCACAGTAAATTTAGACAATAAAGATTATGTAATAGGTGATAGAGTATTCAACGACAAGGTGCAAATTGAACCCGAAGTGTTTGATGTAATACTTGAAGATGCAATACTGAGACAAGCAATTGAACAGTCAGGTAACACTATTCCAGACTTGTTTGTTGAGCCTAAAGATGTTCCAGACGAAATTAAATTGCGAGTTGCTAATTTGTTTATTGAAGCCATTGAAAGCACGTATCCCGAACTTGTTCCATGGTATACCAATCAAGAACCTTTTGATAGTGTATCGTTAGATCTTGGCGGGGCAAGACTACGTGAAATAATGGCAGAATTAGCAGTGCTTGCCAATGCTGGGTCATCGGATTCAGAAATGACACAGCGCATAGTTGATATATTAGAAAGCGATAGATTGTGGCTAGTAGGCGACGGAACGGAAGATAATAGAGGCAATGCAGCGATAACATTTGATCGTAGGTATCAATTAGAAGGCTTAGGCGGAAGAACACTGCCGGCGTCAGATTTACAGACAAATTTAAATGATGCAGATCGTGATTTGATTACAAGAATGGCCGATGACAGAAAAGACATAGTTGCTGCTGCAATGGAAGAATTGGCTGCAAAACCAAATAGCAAAGAATATTACAAAGACAAAATCTACAACGGATTTAGAATAGAAGAAGGAAAATATCCTGATCTATTCTATAACGGAGAGGAAGCTCTTAAATCTCTTTTACTGCAAGGCACATTCCCAGATAATGATGCACCTTTTGCTATGTTAATACGTGCATTGGATGATGATGTAGCAATAGCAGCGCCTAGTGTAATTGTTGATTTGATAGAAGAAAGTTTTGAAGGCGAAAACTGGTTAGAGAGAAGGATCACCGGCGGCACCAACGAAGAACTGTTACTAGCATTGGTTTCTACAATTAAAGACAGAACTACATATAACTGGGTAAATACTTTCTACAATGGAAATTTATTCAACGATGTAAGACAAGAAGGCAGATGGAGTAGTGACTTTGTAAAAACGCTTGCTGATGCAATTGGTGCAGATTATGCAAGAGCACAAGAGTTCAGTGTTCCAGAAGCAGCAAATAATGCCTACTTAGAATTAAGAAATACGCTAGCCGGTAATGATTTGTCAACAATGGATCAGAATGAACTACAGCCAGTGTTTGACGCTTTCTATCGTGCTTTTGATGCTTGGGGAGAAAGTAAAATGGATCCAGCACCAGGCGAGGAAGGTGGCAATCAAATAGCAAATATGACAAACTACTGGTCAGAAGTATTGTTACCATTCTTAGAAGTTATACTAAATGCATTTCCAAATGTAGATGATATGGACGAATTACCAGAGCCATACAGAGAACTAGCAAACTACATTTATGAATGGAGACAAAAAGTTCTTAAAGTAGGAGGCTGGGGAGAATAATGAATTTGGTAAATTTAAACCCTGAATTTACTGATTATCCTTACCTTACTAAGCCCATACAGAAACAATTGGTTGAAACTTTGCCTTTTAAAGACTTTGACAAAGATGGATACGAAGTTCCAACCCCACTTGAACACTTACACTATGAAGCAAATGGGGTAGAACTAAACAGAGAAATACAATTTCACATAGCACCAGTTCAAGAATGGTATAGAGACATTGAACAAAGTGAACATGGACTTGTTTTAGACCATTGCATGTTGTTGACTCGTTATGCTTTTGCAGACCAAGCAAGAGAACAAATACAAGACGTTTGTCGTAACCGTCCTATACTACAAAAATTATTAAACATAAAACCAAAATGGGGTATTGACTTTTCTTTAGATTATGTTACACATGAAGTTGTTATGGAGGTAATACATATCGAACAAGACTTTGATATTTTAGAAGACGCCTATGATGCAAAACAACGACTAGAAAACATAATAGACAACACTGATTGGTATGATGGTGCTTTACAGTTGTGGAAGCGAAAAGACGAATGGGAAAACTTGTCTAGTGATGATCATAGCGATTATAAAGCACAGTTCTTTGGATGGGAAAGAGCGTTTGATAATAAAAAGGTTTTTAACACTTGACTTTTGGCCCTGATCCAATTATAATATAACAAATAATCAAGGAGTATTGCATGAGCGATAGAGTTTATGGCCCTGACGAAAAGGCCAAGCTAGAACGTCTTGTCCGTGAAGGCGTTACAGTATTACAAGAAATTGAAGATTTACAAGCAGGATTGAAAGAAACTGTAAAAGCAGTTGCAGAAGAACTCAATGTAAAAACTAGTCTTATTAACAAAGCAATTAAAGTAGCACAAAAGCGTGACTGGAGTCGTGTGCAAGATGAGTTTGAAGATTTAGAAACTATTGTTGCAACCACAGGTTACGACAAAGATGCGTAGTATCATAGATTTTTTCAAGCGTAGCCACGCATTGAATCCACGTTTGTTCTACATAGAAATGGCCAGTGCCGTTAGTGTTCTTATTGCCAGTTTCTCATTAAGTATAAATGCAGCTGATCCTGACATGCGTTGGATCTATCCGTTTTTCTTTTTTGGAACAGCATGTGGGCTATATACTAATTATAAACGTAATCTTGCATTTCCATTAGTGCTAATGACTGTGTTCTTTTTTAACAACATATATGGAAATGGTGTAGCTTGGGGTTGGTGGTAAGGAGATATAATGCCATACGTTGATGCTTTTTTTGATAGAGACGCTGATATTATTCGTGCTGTAGAACGCAAGGATGGTAAACGTGTTTACAATGAATATCAAGCAAAATACACATTCTACTATGAAGATCCACGTGGCAAATACAAAAGTATCTTTGGCGATCAACTGCAACGTGTGGTTTGTAAGAACACAAAAGACTTTCGCAAAGAACTTGCTATTAACAAAGGCAAGAGAATGTTTGAAAGCGATGTGAATCCAATTTTCCAGTGTTTAAGTGAAAACTACTTGAACCAAGATGCACCAAAGTTGAACGTGGCGTTTTGGGATATTGAGACTGACTTTGATCCGGATAGAGGCTTTGCTCCAGTAGAAGATCCTTTTATGCCAATCACTGCAATTACAGTGCATTTGCAATGGCTAGACATGTTGATTACAGTTGCAATGCCACCCAAAGGCATGGACTTTGATGAAGCAAACGCTATGTGTAAAAGTCGTTGGGGTGAAGAATGTATACTGTTTCCTAATAGCAAACAAGGCGAGTGTGATATGCTTGAAGCATTCCTTGACTTGATTGAGGATGCAGATATTCACAGCGGTTGGAACAGTGAAGGTTATGACGTTCCATATACTATCAACAGAATACAACGTGTATTGAGCAAAGATGACACAAGACGTTTTTGTTTATGGGGACAGTTGCCCAAGCGTAGAGAATATGAAAAGTTTGGTAAGATGAGCGAAACATATGACACTATTGGTAGAGTGCATATGGACTATCTCAACTTGTATCGCAAGTATACATATGAAGAACGTCACACATATAGACTAGATGCTATTGGTGAAATGGAAGTTGGCGAGAACAAGACTGTGTATGAAGGCACACTTGATCAACTTTACAATAACGACTTCGAAAAGTTTATTGAATACAACAGACAAGACGTTGCACTACTTGACAAACTAGACAAGAAACTGAGATTTATCGATCTTGCAAATGAGATTGCACACGACAACACAGTGCTGCTACAAACAACAGCAGGTGCGGTTGCAGTGACTGAACAGGCTATTGTCAACGAAGCACATAGACGTGGTATGCAAGTGCCTAACAGAGTAAATCACGAAGGCAACACAGCAGCAGCAGGTGCTTATGTTGCGTTTCCAAAGAAAGGCGTGCATGAGTGGATTGGCAGTATGGACTTGAACAGTCTGTATCCAAGTATTATTCGTGCAATGAACATGGCGCCAGAAACTATCATTGGACAAATACGCCCTGATTTAACAGAAGCGTTTTTACACGAAGCTATGACACTGCAAAAAAAGTCATTTGCGGGTGCTTGGGAAGGAAAGTTTGCCACACTTGAATATGATGCTGTGATGGAACAACGCAAGGATATTTCGTTGCACTTAGACTTGGAAGACGGCAGTAGCCATGTGTTAAGTGGTGCCGAAGTTTATAAACTAATTTTTGACAGCAACCAACCTTGGATGCTCAGTGCTAACGGCACAATCTTTACAACAGAAGTAGAAGGTGTTATTCCTGGACTGCTAAAACGTTGGTATGCTGAACGTAAGGAACTGCAAGCAAAAATGCGCAAAGCAATTGACGCAGGCAATGAAACAGAAATAGCATTTTGGGATAAAAGGCAACTTGTTAAAAAGATTAACTTGAACAGTTTGTATGGTGCTATCCTAAATCCAGGTTGTAGATTCTTTGATAAACGCATCGGACAGTCAACTACACTGACTGGTAGATGTATTGCAAAACACATGGCTGCGGAAGTTAATAAGATTATCACAGGCGAATATGATCACGTAGGCAAAGCAATCATATATGGCGATACAGACTCTGTATACTTCAGTGCATACCCTGTGCTCAAAGATGAAATACAAGCAGGAAGTATTCCTTGGGGCAAAGACAATGTCATCACGCTGTATGACCAACTGTGTGAACAAGCAAACACAACATTCCCAGACTTCATGCGTGATGCATTCCATTGTCCACGTCCACGCAGCGAAGTTATTGCAGCTGGTCGAGAAGTTGTAGCTGACACTGGTTTGTTTATTACGAAGAAACGTTATGCAGTGCGAGTGTATGACTTGGAAGGCAATAGAACAGACAAAGACGGAAAACTAGGCAAAGTTAAGGCTATGGGCCTGGACTTGAAACGTTCGGATACTCCAGTGTTTATGCAAGACTATTTGAAAAGTTTGCTAGACATGGTATTAGAACTAAAAGACGAAAAAGAACTGCTAGATTCAATCAGTGCATTTAGACGTGAATTCAAAGAACGGCCCGGCCATGAAAAAGGTTCACCTAAACGTGCAAACAAGATTGGACACTATCAGCGCCTTGAAGAAAAGCAAGGCAAAGCAAACATGCCCGGACATGTCAGAGCAAGCATTAACTGGAATACACTAAAACGTATGAACGGTGACAAGTATTCACAAGATATTGTAGATGGCATGAAAGTTATTGTTTGTAAACTAAAACAAAATCCACTAGGCTATACAAGTGTTGCATATCCAACAGATGAACTG